TGTATATTTTATTTTTTCAATTTGATATTTTTCTTTTAATTCTTTTATTTTTTTTATACGATATTCTTCACCATATTTTAATATGTGTTTTTTATGTTTTAAGTAATTTTTATGGGTACGTATACTAATACAAATTTTACAAGCTGGTTTTAATTTGTCTTTTCTTGATTTATCAGAATGAAATTCATTTATGTTTTTTTCAATTTTACAACAACCGCATTTTTTTGTATTCATAATATATTTTTTATTTAGGAACAAATATATAAAAAACCATTTTAAGCACAAAATCTTACTTAGTAAGTTATAGATATATGATTGTACTAACAACAGATACTGAAGCACAAATATTTGTATTTATTCCGCGCAGTTCGACTTTTGATACGGTTGAAATAACGGACGATCAAACCAATGAAACGGTATCTTTAGAAGAATGGGAATTTACAGAGGGAGATTATTATTCAATTTTACAAGCTGAATTTGCTTTAGTTGAAAATCATTTTTACAATTTAGAAATAAAAAACAGAACTGATATAATTTACAGAGATAGGATATTTTGTACAGACCAAAGTATAGTAAGTTTTTCAGTTAACAACGGACAGTATGTTTCAAATACTACTGGCAACACATTTATAGTTTATGAGTAATATACACGTTTTAAATTTAAGTGCTTATACAACACCTACTATTCAAGAATCTAAAAGAGATGCTTGGGTTGAATTTGGTGAAGACAATAATTACTTCCAATATCTAATCGACAGATACACGAATTCTACGACAAATAACGCTATTATAAACAATATTAGTAGATTAGTATATGGACGTGGTTTGAGTGCGTTAGATGCGTCTAAAAAGCCAAATGAGTACGCCCAAATGATGACTTTGTTCAATAAGGATTGTATTCGTAAAATGGTTATGGATAGAAAAATGTTAGGGCAGTTCGCTATTCAAGTACATTATTCAAAAAACCACAAGACTATTTTAAAGGCTTATCATATACCTGTTAATTTATTAAGAGCTGAAAAGTGCAATAAAGAGGGTGAAATAGAAGGTTATTATTATTCTGATAATTGGTTAGACGTTAAAAAATACGCACCTAAAAGAATCCCAGCGTTTGGATATTCAAATGAGCAAATCGAGATTTTATTTGTAAAGCCGTATGCTGTTGGAATGAAGTATTACGCTTATCCTGATTATCAAGGTGCTATTCCGTACGCTTTACTTGAAGAAGAAGTAGCTGATTATTTAATCAACGAGGTTCAAAACGGATTCTCGGGCACTAAGGTTGTAAACTTTAATAACGGTGTTCCAAGTGAAGAGCAACAAGAAATTATTTCAAATAAAGTTTTAAGCAAATTAACAGGCTCACGAGGTCAAAAAGTAATTGTAGCATTTAATTTAAACCAAGAAAGTAAAACTACTGTTGACGATATTCCTTTAAATGATGCACCTGACCATTACACGTACTTATCTGAAGAATGTTTACGTAAGATAATGTTAGGACACAACGTAACTTCACCTTTGTTATTTGGTATTGCTTCAAGTAACGGATTCTCAAGTAACGCAGACGAGCTACAAAACTCAAGCATTCTATTTGATAACATGGTTATTAAGCCATTACAAGAAGAATTATTAGATGCGTTTGATACTATTTTAGCTTACAATGGAATTTCTTTAAAGTTATTCTTTAAAACCCTTCAACCTTTAGAATTTACAGACTTAGAAAACGCACAAACACAGGAACAAGTAGCAGAAGAAACAGGAACGGAGTTAAGTTCACAAACTGATGCGTTAGCACAGGCATTAATTGACTTAGGCGAAGATGTTGATCCTGAATGGATATTAATAGACGAACACGAAGTAGATTACGATACAGACGATTTAGATAACGAAATACTAAGCAAAGAGCCTAAACAAAGTTTATTATCTAAGGTTGTAAATTTAGTTAGCACAGGCGACCCACGACCAAATTTAAGAAGCGGTCAGGATGCGGTAATTGACGGTGTTAAGTTTTTAACTCGTTATGTTTACGCTGGTGATACTGGAGGTAAGTCAGGAAAAGGCAGACCATTTTGTAAAGCAATGATGGGAGCAAATAAAGTTTATCGCAAAGAGGATATTTTAAAAATGGACGGGCAACCTGTTAATGCAGGTTTTGGAATTGATGGAGCTTCGACGTATTCTGTATGGTTGTATAAAGGTGGTCCTAACTGTTACCACCGTTGGAACAAACAAGTTTATGCAACATTTGAAGGTAAAGCTATTGATGTGAATGAGGCTAAACAGATTGCTGGACGTAAAGCTGAAAAATTAGGTTACATAATTAAAAATCCAACTTTGGTAAGTCAAAGACCTTTTGATATGCCAAATAGAGGATATTACAAAAAATAAGATGGCAGAAGTATTATTAATTACGAGAGATGACGTTGTAAAGTTTACTGCTATGAATGGCAATGTAGATACGGATAACTTTATACAATGGATTAAAGTAGCTCAAGATATTCACATTCAAAACTTTTTAGGAACTCGTCTTTTAGATAAGATTAAGACGGATATTGAAAACGACGATTTAACAGGTGATTATTTATCGCTTACAACGACGTATATAAAGCCTATGCTGATACATTGGGCTATGGTTGAATACTTACCCTTTGCGGCTTATACAATCGCTAATAAAGGCGTTTATAAGCATAATTCAGAGAATGCTACAAACGTAGAAAAAAACGAAATCGATTTCTTAATTGAAAAAGAAAGAAGCATAGCACAACATTATACAGAAAGATTTATAGATTACATGAGTTTTAATATGAATTTATTTCCTGAGTACAATCTTAATTCAAACGGAGATATGTATCCTGATACTAATAATAATTATTTTGGTTGGTTTATATGAAAAAACGGTACAATCCAAAGGAAGAAAACATAAAGAAGTTACAAATATATTTAAGTAAAATAAATGGCGGACGTAAAGATAAGTCAACTAACAGCGAAAGCGGCTACGTTAGAAAGAACAGATAGGATTCCAATAGCTGATTATAACGGTTCTACGTACAATTCTAAGTACGTAACAGGAGCAGAGATAGTACAAATAGCTGGTGTAAAATATAGTGCTTCACACACGCTTACTTTAGACGATTCGTATTATATGGTTGAGATTGACAGTTCAACTGCTCAAACGGTAACTATTCCAGCTAATGCAACTACAGCAATTCCTATTGGAACGGTAATTTATGTTTGTCAGTTAGGCACAGGTCAAGTAACTATTTCGGGTGCTGCTGGTGTAACTTTAAGAAGTTCGAATGCTGAATATAAGACAAATGGACAATATTCAGTTATAACATTAAGAAAACGCCTTACAAACGAATGGGTAATGTTTGGTGATAAAACTACGTAATTATGGCAAATAGTAACGGATGGGGTGACGGAGCAGCAAACAACGCTATTGGTTGGGGACAAGGCGCAAATAACGCTATTGGCTGGGGAGACATTCATGCTGATAGTTGGGCGGGTTTAACGGATATTTCAGGAGCTCCAACATTTACAGGATTACTTGACACTTATACAAGTGCATCAGCTGCTTATTCACTTAGAAGATTAAGCACGTCTTACACGGGTTCTTTAATTCGTGTTCGTAGAAGTTCAGATAATACTGAATTAAATATAGGTTACGATTCAAATAATGTTTTAGACGAAACTGCTTTAACTACTTTTGTTGGTGCTGGTAGTGGGTTTATAACTACATGGTACGACCAAAGTGGAAACGCAAATAATGCTGTTCAAACAACCGCTGCTAATCAACCAAGAATAGTAAATTCAGGAACTATTGATAAAGTAAACAATAAACCCTGTGCTGTTTTAGACGGAACAAATGATTCCTTTAACTTGACAAGTACAATAAATGTTTCTGCATCAAACTATCAATCGTTTGTGGGTAAAAGAACTGTTTTTGGGAATAGATTATATGCTTTAAGTGGTAGCTTTGGACAACAATATTTATTAGCTTTATTGACTGATAATAAATATTATTTACAATCTAAATCAACTCATTACAGGTTAAGTAATTCTACTGATACAACAACTGCTCAATTATTATTAACTGGTTTAAATGCGGCTGGAACAACATCAATTTATAAAAATGGTAGTTCCATTGCTTCTACTGAATTAACAATTTCAATTACAAATCAAATAGGTTCGATTGGAAATTATTTGGGTGGTAGTGGTTTTTTACCAACTTGTAGTTTACAGGAAATTGTTTTTTATAATTTAGATCAAAGTACAAATAGAACAGGAATTGAAACAAATATTAATACTTTTTATTCAATATACTAATGGAGGTAATAGGATATAAATACACGAATGAACAAGACGTTATTGATGCAAGAGAAACTTGTGATGCTTATTATGGAATTCCAGTTTCACCTGATGATGTAACACAAAATTGGGTTGACTATCAAACAGCAAATTTAGATACGCCATTATTTTGGTATATTACATTTGATGAAAGTTTACGAGTAGTTTTAGGAGAGCCTCAAACATTTGAAGTAACAACCCCACCACCTTTTGAAAATTAATTAAACTATGATACCTTTAACAAATCAAATTTTAGAATTAGTAAAAAAACACGGAGCAATCGGTGTACTTGCATTATGGTTAGGATATACACACTTTGAGGTGCAAGATTTAAAAGTCCGTCTTTATAACTGTTTAGAAAAAGAATCAGTTACAAAAGACCAACAGCAACCAATTGCACCAATAAAAGACACAGCCGTTATAAGCTACGAGTCTAAAAAAAGAAAGCAAGAAGTATTACATTACGACGCACCTTAAAACTAAGTTATGAGCAACGTTAAAAGCTACACAGACAATCAATTATTAGCACGAGTAAAATCCATGCCTAACTACAAAAGTGTTCA